AGTTCTTGGCAAGCATTTTAGAGTTATTATCTCTAATTAAATCAGTCCAAAAAGGGAATAGTGTATTAGTGTATTGAGGTAAAGGGTCCGGGGTGTAGTCACCACAATAGTTGTTGTAGTTTATATTACCTGTACCCAACCCAAAATGCAGACAGCCATTTGTCGCCATACGTGTTGAATCATAGCTCGTACCATACAAAGTAAATGAATTGTCTAGATTAAATGCTGCAGATAACTGGTCGTCACCTGAGTTTAGATTTGTAGTTCCTGTTTGATTTGTTAGGTCAAAAAGGTTTTGATTGTTCTCGTATATATAGGAAGCGGTTACTTTTAATGAAACAACTAAAAGCGTAACCCCAACTGTAAGTGCAACCAAAAGTTCAAGTACTTGTCGTAAGTCACTTTTAGTTTGAGGCATAGAACTCGTTTCTACAGGTTCTTCCTGATTTCTTTTTTCCTTTTCCATTTCTGGTAGTCTTACAATGTGCGATATATTTTTCTTTTAGTTCTAGATAGTCTGGTCTATCTTGTTTGTTTTCTTTCCAATATTGAGAAGCTTCTTTACCTATCTTACCTTGATAAGGACATGGAGTTCCTGCCATTTCCATTGCTTTAAAAACTCTTGCATCTTGGCAAAGTATAGATACCGAAGCTACCTTCATACCTGTATCGTATAAATACTTAGAAAGCTTTAATCGTTCACAGTTCTCATCACGTACTGCTTTACCACCTGATATACCAAATATCTGCCCTTGAAAAGCTCCAGAAACTCCTGTTGTACACAGGTCCTGAGAGTAACTCATAATGCTTGGGGCGATAGCGGAGGCAGGAGGAGCTTTAGTTTTTACATTCTGATTTATAGTCTGGGTAGAATTTGATTCGTTAATATTTCTATTAGTATTATCAGATACGGAATTATTGTTATTGGTATTAGTATTCGTGTTATCAGTCGTGACATTAGACTCGGAAGTAGATTGATTTATATTTGTATTATTATTTGTATTGGTCGCAACGGATGTATTGTTATTTGTATTTGTAGTATTTGAAGTACTTGTATTATTTACTGTTTGATTTACTGTTGAGCTATTTGTACTTGTAGATGTATTTACATTGTTGTTTGTATTGTTACTTGTTGATGTAGCAGTTGATGTAGTTGTATTTACATTTGTATTTTCGTTAGTACTCGTATTATTGTTTGTATTAGTATTTACGTTTGTATTACTATTTGTATTTGTATTAGTATTTACGTTTGTATTAGTATTAGTATTAGTATTGGTGTTGGTGTTAGTATTAGTATTTGTATTAGTGTTAGTATTAGTATTTGTATTAGTATTAGTAGTCGTTGTAGTATTAGTAGTATCTAAACTATTTTGCTCACAGTACTGTTCACCTGCAGTACAATCGCCTGTTTGGTCTGCGTATCCTACACTAGCCAACAAACTTGATGCTAAGAATAATATTAATGCCCCCTGTTTCACTTTTTATCTCCTTTAGAAAAATCTGTTTTATGTGAGTTTGTGTAAAGACCAAACCACGCTGCCCCGGCCCCAACTACTATAGATATTAATCCTGATTGTTCAAATGTTGGTTCAGGTAAAGCCATAAACCAAAAAGTTGTATAGTATAATAAATACATATACACACCTAAAAACGCTCTTGGAATAATCCTCCAACTATCAATTGCTTCTGCTACAAATATTACTTTTTGAAAAGGATTACGATTGTGTTCATCCTCTAGTTCTCGGATTCTATCTTTGAGTTCAGACTTCTCCTGTAGCAAAGCCATGAACTTATTAAGGTCAATCTCAACCTCATTCCTGTCCATGTCTCCTCCAAATCTCCCTGAAGGATATTGCTCCTCTCCCATTTTCTTTTTACAATTTTGAGCTGCAAGTTCCCTGTGAAGCTAACAATAGCATTCTTTTGAATTTACTCTTTAGTCTTAGTAGTGGTTAGAAAAAGTAATAGTATCCCGAAACTATTACGTAAAACCAAGCCACAATACATATAACGCAGACACTACTGGTCACTGCCTTCAGTTTATTTACGCTCCTTTTTATTAAGTTCATTCCATCTTAGGAATTTTCTGGTTTCTAAATCCCAAAACAATCCTTGATAACAAGGTTCTTGGGTTTCATTTTTTTGTTTATTAATTATATCGTTGATAGTTTTTTCCATTATTTTTTAACTAAACTACCTCCAAAATACATGCCAACTATTGCACCAACTAAGTTAGTGTCTAGAGGGGTAATCACTAATCCTTTCATCATTTTCCATTCCATTACTTCTTTTTCAGGGATGAAGAAAAACCCCGGTCTAAACTCTGTGTAGCCTACAGTTACTGATACTTCTGGATAGAATATAGCTACAACTTTAGGCAGTACTACAATAGAAAATATAGCTGTTAGTGCTATAATTCTTCGGGTCCATTGAAACCCTGCATTTTCATATTCTCTAGCATCCTTAACCGCTTTTTGTTGGAACTTAGCACGTTCTATTAACATAGCCTGTTGAGCTTGTTTAGCTTTTATAGACTGCGACCATAGACTCATAAGGCCACCTAATATTGTGGACCCTAGCATTGTAATTATTTCAAAGGGTATTGCCATTATTCGTCTGGATATATTTCTGCCATGAGGTCTTCAAACAGATTTCTAAAATCTTCTAAAGACATAAAAGGCATATCTTGCTTTACTTGGTGCATGCAATACTGTCTGTAGCACGCTTCGAGTTGAGTTTCTAGATAGAGAATCATATTACATTATACACTTATTATTGAGGTCTGTCAAGCTACTTAAATAACTTTGAAATAGTTTTTTGTAAATTTTTCTTTACAGTATTCCATTCACCTTGAGAATACTTTGAATCCTCTTTACTTATTTGAGCATCTTGATGTGCTTTTAAAAGAGTTTCTTTAGAAGGAATTAACTTAGCTTGTTCTTTTGTTAAACCATTTTCTAAAATAATAATACCTCTTGCTAATTCTGCTGCTAGTTCTGGATTATTTTTAATATTTAGTTTTGATTCTCTAGGTAGTCCAGTTAAAGAGACAATAGTATTAGCATAGGTATCTCTATCGGTAGCAGAATATTTTGCAAACATTTCATCTACAGTTTGATTATTATATTTTTTAACTAAATTGTGCATACCTGCTCTGTTACCTAAATCCTGAGTTTCAAATATAGGGTATGCTTCGTTTTGTTTTATTCCAGTTCCAACAGCATCTGTTCCGACAACTCCGTTATATCGTGCGACATTATCATATGGAATAAATTTTTGTTTTTGTTTATCTACTGCTCCGATGGCTAAGTTAAAAGGATTATTATTTCTTATACCACGAGGTAATGTTGTGCTACCTCCTTCACTCAAGCCAAGCCTATTCATTTCTTCTTGATAAGGTTCGCCTGTAAATTTATTTATTCTTTCTGCCGGGTCTTCTTTTGTAAAAGGTACTTCTTCTTCACCTTCTATTAAACCACCTGTAACAAATTGCTCTCTAACTTCATAAGGTTGACCAGTATAAGGGTCTACTTGCACTTTACCACCATGATATTTTTTTAATCTATTAGACGTTGTTAATCGATTATTTATATTTTGACCTTCTCTTCCTGTAACAATATTAGCAAAACTTCTAAAACCAGATAATACTTTTTTATCTGCTTCTTTACCTGCTTTCTGTAAAGGAGTATAAGGATTTCTTATCCCTGTATATTCTTCCATAAGGTCTCCTACTGCTCTTTCAAAAAGATTTTTTGTACCAACTAAAGGAGCTTTACGAGCTGCTGTTTCTAATAAACCTCTGTTATATAGTGTTAGTCCTATGATATCATTTATAACAGGACCACCTACACCGGCTGTTGCAACTAATGGATTTTGACCATAAGACATTCCTTCCGTTATTCTAAGTCCATACTCCATAGGACCTAATAAACCTACTCTTTGAAAAGCTTTTAATGTATCTCGCCAATCGCTACCATCCTCTTCAATACGTTCTCTTTCTTCAGGAGAAGTTCTCCAATAATTTGTAGCTTTTGCAATGTTAGTAGCCATGACTGCAAAGGCAGCTATTTTAGGAGCATTAACTCCC